TCGGGGCTGAGTCCTGAAACAGCCCCCAGCGATGGGGGCTTTTTTGTATCCCTAAATCCCTACCCACCTCATGTCCCTCTACGGTTCCACCTTCAACTCTGACTTCCAATCCATCCTGGCAGACATCGGGGTTCCGGCTACGGTCGGGGCCAACCTGTTCCTTGTCGGCCTGTCCCAACCCATGAACACCCCCAAGTTCGACGCGGGGGGCTTCACCGAGGAAAAGATGTGGACGGTGCGTTTCGCCGCCGCTACGGCCCCTTGGACGGCTTCTGATGGCCGGGTTGGAGGTCAGGTAGCCACAATCGCCTCGGGCGTCCCTGTGGCCTCCCTAGCCCCTGGCAAGAAACTGACGGTCAACGGGCAGGTCCTCCGGGTCAAGGGCCAGTCCTACAAGCAGGCCAGCGCCGTCATCGAGCTGACCTGCATCGACGACAACCAGTAATGGCCAAGCAGACGGCCATCGAACCAGCCAGCCTCGCGGACTTCAACGCGACGCTGAGGCACTTTGTTGAAGAGCTGAAGATGGACATGGAAATGGTTACCCGCCAGCAGATCAGGCTGATGTGCCGCGACGCCATGACTTTCACCCCTCCGATGCCCAAGGGCGGGGGCCGTGGCCTGAGCGCAGCCGCCCACAAGGCCGGCATGGGTAAAACGGCCAAGGACATCAAACGCATCTTCATTCCTGCGGACAGCCCCAAGAGGGGGATGCCCGTCCTGCTGCGCCGCGTCATCAACTCCGTCAGGGGCGACGACCGTCAGGCGTTTATGGACATCTACGGCAAATACGACTCAGCCAAGGCGCGTGGCATATCCCCGGTCATGCGTAAGATTATGGAAGATGTGAGCTGGCTGAGGGCCTTTGCGAAGGCCAAGAACTACCTGAGCAAGGCCAACATCTTCGGCCAGATCAGGGCAATCCAAGGCGAGACCAACGACCTACGCGGCATCCACGACAAATACAAGAACGCCGTAAACGGACGCTGGAAGAAAAACCAGCCCATCGGCGGCCCGCAATATATGGTCGGCACTGCCCAGCAGCTGGAAGCCTACATCGCCGAGCGCCAATACAAGGTCGGCCGGGTCAAGGCCGGGTGGGCGGCTGTCCTATCTCAGGTCCCCAAGCCCGTGACCAAGAAGGGCGCGGAGCGCAACTACGGAGCCTACGACGCCCCATGGGTGGACAACAACAAGCGTTCAGCCCAGGGCGTGTTCAGCGCAACCCGTAGCCCGGGCTTTGTCTCGATGACCGTGATGAACCTGATCGGTAACATCAATAACGTTGCAGGAGAAGCGGGCACGGAGAACATCGTCTACGGAAACCGCGTCAAACAGATGCGAACCGCCGTTCAGGAATACTTCTACCCAACCATCAAGAAGGCCAACCGCCGTAAGAAATAACTCTATGGGAACCAAATCCGCCCGCCATATCGTGGAAGCCGCAGTGGCTACCTACCTCACCGCCCAGGTCGAACTGACCGGGGTCAACGTCTACACGGGCGACAGCGCCGACACGAACGTGCTCCCCAAGGCCATCGTGCTCTGCGACTCCGCCCGCCTGCCTAACGACTTCCCTGACGGCCTAGGGAACTACTCCTGCTCGGTCCGCGTCACCCTGCTGGACTCCGCCGACGACGTGACCCTAGCCGATCACCGTGCCCGGATGGCCGCCATTGCCGGCGCCATGCAGGACCTCGAAGAGCTGCAGGACGTGTTCACCGCCCAAGGCGATGCCCACTGCTACGACATCACCCCTCTGTCCGAGGATGAAGGGGTCAATGAACGCTCCTGGGCATCGGTCCTAGTCTACGACATTCTGGTGGTCGTGAACCCCGAGGGCTAACCTTACCTTATCCGCAATAGTATATGGCTGCTATCGTCAAAGGGGTAACCGCAATCTATGGCCTTCCCGGCGCTACCGTGGCCAATGCCGTTGTCCAGTCCTACACCAACGACGGCGAGTTTGCCAACGAAGCGACCATCATCGACGAGACGGGCAAGACCGTCGCATGGCGCGGCGACGACAGACGCTGCCAGGTAAGCGTGGAAATCATCGCGAAAACCACGGCGATTCCTGTCCTCGGTGCATCCTTTACCCTGACGGTCAACACCGCCTCTTCCTACTCTGGCGGCTCGGCTTCCACGGCCTTCTCTGGCTGGGTGACCAAGGTCTCGGACAAGGGATCTAATCGCGGATACACTGCCGTAACCGTCAGTGCCGTCGGCTACGAAGGCGTCGCCGGCGCCTAACCGCATGGACAAGCGGTTCACATCCGCTTTCACGGACCCGGGGCTTACCAAACTCCTGGGTCGTTTTGTTTCCCCGTTCTGCTTGCTTCACCGCGTGCAGCTGGAAGCAGCCGAAAGCCCCCTCCTTCGCTCTGGCGTCGGCATCCGTCCGCTCGATCTGCTAGTGGCCGTAAAGATTTGCTCGGGCGAACGCCTCGACAAACTGACTTGGAAGGACTCATGGTATCTCGGCAAGATGACCGCAAACGATGATTACTTTGCCGAGCAGATTGAACTGTTTTCCAAGTTCGTGATGGTAGAGGCTTGGCCCAAGTTCTGGGAGAAGAAGGCCAAGCACTCCGAGACCAGCGGGACCCCTTGGGTCTTAACCGTGGTGGCCTCGCTGATTTCCAACGGCATCCCAGAAGAGCGCGCGTGGACGATGCCGGAGTGCCAGGCCATCTGGCTTAACTCCACCTTTGCGATCAGCAAGGGAGCCGAACTCAAAGTCCTCACCTCCGAGGACGAGGAACTAATCGACTCACTCGAAAAAATCCAAGCATGAGCAACGTCATCAAGTTCAGCATCAACGGCGATACCAACGCCGAGCAGGTGACCGAGAAGGTCAAGAAGTCCGTCAGTGCCCTGGAGAAGAACATCGAGGGAATCGAGAACCGCTTCAAGTCCTTCGGCAAGGACCTGTTCCTATCCTTCGCGGCCCCGATGGTCCTGCTCAACTCGGCCATGAATATGATTTCAGGGGCCATCGAGCGTAATCAGCAGAAGGTGCAGGACGCTCACGATCTGGCCGTCAAAGGAGAATCCCGCTTTGTCGATAAGGGCACGGTGACCGTGGCCCGTGAGAACGAGAACCGCCGCCGTGAACTCGCCGAGAAGGAACTGGCAAAGATTGCGGCTGAAAGAGAAACGAAGGAAGCCCTTGAGCAGGGCGGGGTTGCCGGGTTTGGAGGCGAAGGCGATGAGGTCCTTGCGGAATATAACAAGCGCAACGCTGGGTTCCTTGGGGACATCAAGTCAATGATGATGTATTTCGGCCTCACGGATATGTCCAAGAATGAGGAAATCCAAGCCATCGTGGCTGAGCGTTCGGCTGCTCGCGTTGCTGACAGCCCAGAAACAAAGGCTCGCATCGAGGCCGAGAAGGCCGCCGCCAAGCAGAAGGAAGCCGCTGAGTCTCAACTCGCAGCCCAGAAGGAAGTCGATAAGATGCCGACCACCTTCAAGGGTCCTGAAGGCTTCTCCAACGTCGTCGGCGTCGGCGCCAACCCGGTGCTGGAGGCGATGGCCTCCCAGCTCGAAGAGGCCAAGAAGACCAACGACCTTCTGGCTCAGCTCGTCACCTCTGGCGGAGGCCGCACCTCTAGTTGGCTGGATGCTCCTGCTGGTGCCACCTCCACCGCTGCGCCTTCCCGCGCCGCCATGCTCAAGGGCAAATAAACTTTATGGCACGTCAAGACTACGGCAACAACCTAAACGCCCCGGTTCTCCAGCCTGGAGGCAAACTGAGCAACGACGGGTACGGCTTGCTCACGGCCACCTGCGTCTGGAAGGCCAACACCAACAACGATCTATCGGTCGGAAACCGAGGCTCGACCTGTCCCATCAACGCGGCCTTGGCGGCGCACAAGTTCTCCGTGTCCTACGATGCCCTCGGGATGGCCATCATCACGGTGGACTACATCGGCATCGACCCTGACGTGAACGGAGGGGTATATACCAACCCCGAGGTCGGCGCCTCCAACGGCCTGACGTCCGAGAACATTACGACCAACCCGAACTTCTTCACGGCTGGCGGGGACGGCTACGCTGGGGTCATCGCCGGCGCAGCTGGAAGCTACACCCAGTCGCCCATCGGTCCTCTGGTGGAAATCAAGAACACCGCCGACTTCATCACTGTCATCACGGGATACAACGGCGACGGCTCCCCGATCACTGCCCTGGTCAACAAGAAGCAGTCATACATGGGTCTCAATGGCGCGTGCTTCGAGGACCCGCAGGGCGGTCGATTCATCGGTTTCGTCAAGGCGGCTGATAAGCACTTCTACGGCAAGACGAACTACCTCGCCCCGACCTCGTCCTTCTCCGGCCACTTCTACACAACCGAAGCCTCTGAGGTTCATAACATGATGGACTACCTCGGCACGACCTCCCGCGATAACGACTGGTCCAGCGTCCTTCCCAATATCATCCCTGACTACGCCGGAACCTCTTGGGTTTCCAGTGTCGCCAACGGTTCTTTCAATCAGCTGCTGCTTTCTCAGGTGAACGTCCAGGACTACGGCCTGCTCTACAAGGTCAACTACGAGGTCCGCTATAGTGTTGTCGGCTGGCACGATAAGGTCTACCGAGACAACCGACTGATCTGAACATGAGCCTCCAACCCGGCGACGGATACACCTTCAAGGCTTCGTCTAGCGGGTTCTCCCTGGACATCGAGAAGCCGTGGATTCCTCCCGCCGGCGATGGCGGCTTCGTCCTAGGCTTTGCGGTTCCTAAGTTACCCGACCCGCCTCAGCCCCCCGATCCGCCTGTCCCGCCTGAAGTCCCCTCCTTCGTTGACCCTTTCGCGGCCAAGTTAAAGCCGCTTCAGTTCCAGTGCGGGATGATTGCTTTGCCTGTGTCAGGGACTCCTGCCCCGGTGCTTCAGGTCGCCCTAGGCTCGGTGACCTACACGCACTCCTTGATGCCTCTCATCAAGAAGGCTCCGTTTACGGACTACCGCCAAGCCTACATGAACTTCGCGGCGGTGCTGTCTTCTGGCATCACCCCTGTCCCTGTCGGCGACTCTAGCTCGCCTTGGATGCTGGGCGGCGGCGGTTACGCCCTTACCGGCACGGGTCGCTGGTTCGTCACCCTGTCGAAGTGGGACGCTGGCAACGGCGAGTTCTCTGCTGGCCTGCTCGACCAGAACCTCCCCTGGGTGTCCATCGTCAAGGACGGCTCCGATCAGTTCAACAAACTCTTCGTCGATTCAGGTCCTTCGCTTTATCAGAACAAGACCAACGTGCAAAAGATGTCCGGCTATGACGCGGCATCCACCGGGCTGACCACCGACTGGGGCAACTGCCACACCACATGGTTCAACCCTCGCTTCTTCGGTCATCACGTCAGGGTGCTGGCCGTAATCGATTCCATCGCGGCAACGCCTTGCACTGTCTCGGTCGTGCAGATCAGGGCCGGCAGCGCTACCGCCAACGAAATCCAGCAGGTCATCTTTGTCGGCATCTACAAGTCGGGAACGGTGACCTTTACCTACGGCGCCGCAACTACCACGTCTGGCTTCAACCCTGGCAGCGAGTCAGCCTACGATTTGCAACAGTGCCTCAACACGATTCCCGCGCTGAAAGGCAACGTCATCGTGCAGCAGGCAGGCCCGGGCGTATATCAGGTCGAGTTTACCAACAGCCTCAAGAACACGGACGTGGCCACGCTCACGCCTAACTCTAGCCTAACGTCCTTCACGACCTGGTATTCTGTCTACCAGTGCTCCGTCGGCTCTCAGGACATCGTCATTCCCTGCGAGCTCAACGCCACGCAGCTGATGAACGTATCCGGCAAGACCGAGGCTCAAGACCCTTACAACCTTAACGCGGCCACGACCCCCTTAAAGTGGGCGCACGTGGTAAACTACGAGGATGCGTACGCGGCCAACGCCCTGACCTTCACCCCTGCTTTTGCCACCCCGGTCATCAACGACACCACGCCCCGCACGTTCACCAAGCGTATCCTCGACTACGGGGAAGCATCCGGCTGCACCGCCGAGCCGACCACGGATCACCCCTTCAAGGTCATCCACGTCTCGACCGTCGGCGCGAACTCCACCTACCGCATCGTCTCGGGCACGGTCAACAACGTCACCCCTGGCAACATCGCCAGCACGATCACGGTCTCGACCAGCACCTACGAGGTGTGGGTCAAGGCTCCGTTCGCGTCGGGCCTGTTCCCGAACCCGACCGGCTTCGAGTGGAACCTCGGAACCCCTCTGCCGTCCGACACGGACGCGGAAGGCTATATCCGCATCGCCACGGTCAACGGCGCCACCGTCACCCAATACGTCACCGGCTCGCTGTGGGCTGACCGCATCAAGCTGGGCTCGGCCACGGCGACCTACTACTACGCCCGAGTCTGATGGCCACCGCCCTAGGAGCATCGGCCTCGGTCTCCACGTGGGGCAAGTTCCGTTGTGCCATGATCCTGAACGACAGCACAGGCTCAGCAGGTTTCGACGCCTACGACTACAGCATCGAATATCTGACAGGGGTAGACGGCCAGAAGGCATCAGCCTCCGGCAGCGGTCTTATCCGTTATCCTCGGTTTACCGTCTTTATTAACTTTGCCCAGCAGCCGAGCGTATACAGCGCATACAGCGGACTAATCCCTCCCACTGGTAATCGTTTGATTGGCATCCCTGGAAATCCTACCAACGGCTTCCTAATGCCGACCGAAGTCAGGACTCAGCTCGAAGGCCAGACGGTCACCCTGACGGGCCTTAGCGCTACCTTTACTTCTACGTTCTTTACGACAGACGTTCAGTTCATCGGTGGCGGCTCTCCCGCCCAGCCCATCGTCTCCATCGGCAACCTGACGGCTTTGTGACCTAAACCCTACCATTTGCACAATAAGTAGCCATGTCTGACACCGTCACGCTATCGCAGGGCAACACGTTCGCCTGCACCTTCGTCTGGACCCCTGGCACGACCGGCCCTGCCAACCTGCTGACCACGACCCTGACCTCGACGGTGGAGGACAAGTGCGGCAACTCCTACGAGCTGACGATCACCAAGGCCGGAGACGGCCTGTCCTTCACCTGCACCTACCCGGGCTCGACCGCTGACTGGGCGCTTGGCCTAGGCAGGTGGGATATCAAATTCGTATTTTCTGGCGGTGGCATCTCCCGGACCGAGGTTTTCCGCGTTCAGGTCATCGACAGCGTCACCGTCTAAGCCATGCCTGACGCGACGATCACCTCGACGGCTTCGACGTTCGGGACCATCTCGGGGGTATTCTCCGCTGACCAGTCCACCATCTCGGGCACCATCTCGGGCACCATCCCTGGCACCCTGACGGGCAGCGTCGGCGTCCCCGGCCCTGCTGGAGCCCCTGGCGTAGGAGTCCCCGCTGGCGGCACGGCTGGGCAGTTCCTTCAGAAGACGACCACGGGCGTTGATTACGCGACTGACTGGGTGACGGTCAACCTGACGGGCTTGGCGACCGAGTCTTGGGTGACCGCTGGATTCTATCCCCTGACGGGTAACCCCTCTTCGTTTCTGACGGCTTCGGCGCTGACCCCTTACCTGACCAAGGCGGACAACCTCGGCTCGCTGACGAACTTTGCCACGGCTCGGGACAACCTCGGGCTCGGTTCCCTGTCCTCCCCCACCTTTGCCGGCATCACGGCGCAAGGCTCCGGCGCCAACGTCGCGAACCTCACGCCGACCTCCCTGTCGCTGACACACGCGACCTCCGGCTCCTTTGCGATCCAGCCGTCCGTCGGCATCACGTTCCCGGACGCAAGCGTCCAGACAACT